TACCAATGGAGCACATGGATTGGTTGGTGGATTCAATAATCTAGCACACAGCACCACAGGATTAAACAAAGTATTTTTACAATTCACAGCCGACCTAGCGGCAAGAGTATTTGAAAACGTTGACACTTTCAGAAACTTGGCAGAGATAGGAGCCAACACAACACAAACAGTCAGTGATTTCAGACGTATAGCAGGTGACGCCGGCATAGACATGACAAGATTGGCTCAGGCATTATTGAGTGCCAACACAGCACTTGCTGGGTTTGGGGGTAGTGCAAACGAAGGTGCAAGAAGATTCAACACAATAATGACATCACTATTACAGAGTGATTTCAGAAAAACAATCACAGGTCTTGGATTTTCTATGGAAGACATCACAGAAGGCTTTGCTGATTATCTAGACTTACAGACTACTTTGGGTAGATCTCAATCAATGAGTAATTCACAGTTGGTGACAGGCTCGCAAGAATATCTATTGAGATTGGACCAATTGTCAAGATTGACTGGATTGCAAAGAGATCAAGTTAAAGATGAATTACAAGCAGTTGCAGATGCTAGAGAGTTGCGTTTGATTTCAAACAGTGAAATAGAAGCAACCATGGTAAGGGTCAAAGCGGCGGCACCAGAAATGGTAAGTGCTGTTACAGGATTATTAGCAAAAGGATTCCCAGAAGGCGGAGAACAAGTTGGTATATTTGCTGTGGACGGTGTACGTGAAGCAGTGTCGGCATTAAGAGACGGTGTACCTGGTGCAAGTGATATGTTTATTCAAGCATTAGCACGTAACGGTGAAAGCATTGCCAACATGGACGAAGGTCAGAAAAAATTAATTGCCACTCAACTAGGTGTGGGCAATGAATTTTTCAACGTTGCGGCAGATTCTGTTAAGTTTAGAAAATTCTTAGGACAGAGTACAAGTGCCATCATAGCAGAACAAAAAGCAAGAGCGGCAAGCACTGAAGGTGCAAAACAATTTCAGAATGCCAGTGAAAACTTGCGTTCAAAATTTCAAAAATTATTGACTCCATTCCAACAAGGAGTTGATATTATTATAGGTGGCTTGGCAAGCATAATTGGTCCTGAATCTTTTATTGCAACCACATTGGATGATTTAGGCACGAAATTTAACGATTGGTTCGATGATTTGTCAACAACTGGCAAAGTGGCAATGGGAGGACTATACGTTGCGGTAGGTCTAGCGGCGGCGGCATTGACTGCATTTGCCGCCAAGAAAGCCGTCACGGGAGTTTCAAGTTATCTAACAGGAGGCGGACCGGGAGGTGGAGCAAAAAATGTTTTAGGAAAAACTGGTGCAGGCGGTGGAGGTTTACTAGCCGGCATGGGTGGCGGATTAAAAGGATTAGCAAGTGGTTTGACAGCAATGGCAAATCCAGCGACTCTGCTAGGTGCGGCGAATTTAGGATTGGCAATCACGGCAATAGGAGCAGGTGTTGCCGCGGCAACTTTCTTAATGGGCGGAGCATTAACAAAGTTTGCTGATGGATTAAAAAGTGTAGGTGAAGTTGATGGCGGTAATTTGCTACAGGTAGCCAAAGGCACTTTGGCACTATCGGGAGCAATGGTGACAATGGGTGCAGGCAGTACAGTTGGTGCTGTTGGTGGCTTTATGAGCAAGATATTCGGTGGAGGATCAGAAAACTTTGCCAAAAACTTGAATAAAACACTGGATGAGCTTGACAAAAGCAAAATAGACATGTATGCTAACAGTATAGAAAATTTAGGAACGGCAATGACAAGTTTAAGAAGTGGAATGATGGGAACAACAACAGCATCCGCAAGTTCAACTGGAGACAAGTTGGATCAGTTAAATAACACTATGGAACAAATTTTGATGGCAATGAGTGATAACAATCGTTACAGCAGAATAACATCTCAAGCAACAACAGAAATGACAGATACAATATAATGAGTTGGAAAAAATATTTTACAGAAGTGCCACTTGGTGATGGTACAAGCGGAATGAATTCACCATTGGGTGGAAAAGGTGGAACGGCTGGACCAGCCAAAACAAATTACTCATCATTTCTTCCAGATGTTTACAGCGGTGCACCTAACAGAGTTGAACGTTACGGACAATACAATGTGATGGATATGGATTCAGAAGTGAATGCCGCATTGGATATCCTAGCAGAATTTTGCACACAAAACAACACACAAAACAACACACCTTTTAAATTTGAATACAATCAGAAAGCAACCAACACAGAAATACAAATCATAGAACAATATCTGCACCAATGGTGTAAAATGAACGATTTTTCTAAACGTGTGTTTAAGATTATGCGTAATGTGTTCAAGTATGGTGATGCATTTTTTATTAGAGATCCAGAAACAAAGAAAATGTTTCACGTTGATCCATCAAAAGTAACCAAAATAATTGTAAACGAAAGCACAGGTAAAATTCCTGAGCAATATGTTATAAAAGATATTAACTTTAATTTTAAAAATCTTGTGGCAACAACACCTCATCAGACAACAGGCAATGTAACAGGTGGCGGCTCAGGATATTTGACTGGCGGAGTAAGAGGAGCAACTGGCGGAAGTGTGAATCAAGACTCTCCAGGAACAAGATTTGGCACAGGACAAAGAGAAATTTCTGTTGATGCAGAACACGTTGTGCATTTAAGTTTAAGTGAAGGACTGGACAACAACTATCCATTTGGTAATTCACTGTTGGAGAGTATTTTTAAAGTTTACAAACAAAAAGAATTATTAGAAGACGCAATCATAATCTACAGAGTACAAAGAGCACCTGAAAGAAGAGTGTTTTACATCGACGTAGGTAATATGCCAAGTCACTTGGCAATGCAATTTGTGGAACGAGTTAAGACTGAAATCCATCAAAGACGTATTCCTTCATCCACAGGTGGTGGAGCAAATGTTGTGGACTCTGCATACAATCCACTATCAATTAATGAAGATTATTTCTTTCCGCAAACAGCAGAAGGAAGAGGATCTAAAGTAGAAACATTACCGGGTGGTACAAACCTAGGAGAAATTGATGACTTGAAGTACTTCACAAACAAATTGTTAAGAGGTTTAAGAATTCCCAGTTCATATTTGCCAACAGGTGCAGATGATTCTCAAAGCAGTTTCAACGATGGTAGAGTGGGAACAGCATACATTCAAGAATTAAGATTTAACAAATACTGTGAAAGACTACAAAATTTAGTATCAGACGAATTCAATCAAGAGTTTAAACGGTATCTATTAGAAAAAGGTGTGAATATTGATATAGCAATGTTTGATATCAAGTTTCAGCCGCCAATGAACTTTGCTTCTTACAGACAAGCAGAAGTAGACAACAACAGAATTTCTACATACTCACAAATAGCAACTGTGCCGTTTGTAAGCAAACGTTATGCTCTGTCAAGATTCTTAGGATTATCTCCAGAAGAGATGGCAGAAAACGAAAGAATGTGGAGAGAAGAAAATGATGAAACTATGTCAGGTAAACCAACTACTTCAGCAACTGAATTAAGAAGTGCAGGAGTCAGCACAGCAGGTATACAAGCAGATTTAGATGCGGCAGAGCCGACAGAAGACCCAACTGCTCCAGGAGGAGAAGAAGCACCATCGCCAGCAGGAACACCAGGTGGCGGAACACCAACTTCGAACACATAGGTATAAATAATTTTATGATATTACGTGAACTTTTTTATTACGATCAAATCACAACAGAGCCTGGTGAGCAGAAACGGTATGATGCTTCAGAAGACCAGTCTGTGATGTCATTGGGTGACACACGTAAAACTAGACTTTCGTTGAAACAGATCAACAAAGCAAGAAAAGCCGGAGAATTCCACAAAGAAGAACAGGAAAAAGAGTTGGAATTTGTGAGGCAGATGTACGCCAACCAACCGGAAATGTAATAAATGTCTATTGCTTTTGTATTAGGCAATGGTCTCAGTCGTAAACCAATTCCTTTAGACCCCTTACAACAATTTGGCAAAGTATATGCCTGCAATGCTGTTTATAGAACATACACTCCCAACTATCTAGTGGCAGTGGATGCCAAAATGATCAATGAAATCTGCACAGCAGGTGCTCAGTTGAAAATTCCTGTGTGGACCAATCCAAACAGAGCATATAAAAAGTATCCAGGGTTAAACTTTTTTGAACCCAGTCTAGGATGGTCATCTGGACCCACAGCACTGTGGTTGGCATCTAAGAACATGCATCCATTGGTATTTTTATTGGGGTTTGACTTCACAGGTACTAGTGAAGGCAAGTTGAACAACATATTTGGCGACACACCCAACTACAAAAAGAATTCAGACACTGCCACATACCACGGCAATTGGAACAGACAAACCAGCATTATCCTACAGAAAAATCCACTAAAGAGATATATACGAGTAGTACCAGAAGGCACCAGTGTGTTTGAGGCCAAAGACCTTAAGAAGTTCACAAATTATAGTGAAATCACAGTGCAAGAATTTAAAAGACGCTTTCATTTGTAGAATCTGCGTCAAACGAGTCCATATCGGACCATTATCTACCCGTTTTTATACCTATTTGTTAAATAATACATGACAGTCTTACCATAGACAATGTTTATGGTTACCATTAACAGTTAATAGGAGAAAACAATGTCAGATAAAAGCAAATTCGAGCAAATGCTTGAAAAATTAGTCGCTGACGATAAAACAGCGGCAGAAGAAATTTTCCATAATATCGTTGTGGAAAAATCAAGATCAATCTATGAAGGTCTTTTAGAAAATGATATCAAAGATATCGAAGTAGAAGAAACTTCAAAAGAAGATGAGTCTAAAGATGACGACGCAGTTGACGAAGCATCAAAAGATGAGTCTAAAGAAGATGATGCAGTTGATGAAGCATCAAAAGATGAGTCTAAAGAAGACGAAGCAGTTGAAGAAGCATCAAAAGATGAAGAAACAACAGACGAATCTTTATTAGACATCGAAAACACAGAAATTGCACCAGTAGAAGCACACGGTGGAGACGCAACAGACGATATGGTTGCTGACATCGAAGCACCAGCAGGTGATATGGATAACGGCGACGACTCTGAAAAAGGTGAAGAAGAAATCGAAGACAGAGTAGTTGACCTAGAAGATGCTATTGATGACCTTAAAGCCGAATTTGAAAAAATGATGGGCGATGAGGACAAAGGCGACGACGCTGAAGGCGACGACGCAGAAGACAACGGTGACGAAAAAGAAGACGAAGCCGTTGTAGATCAATCAGCAGAAGGTGAAACTGCAATCGCAGTTGCTCCTGAACTTGGTGAACAACCAGCAGTAGAAACAGCAGAACCTAAAACAGCAAGTGAAGAAATTAGAGAATATGTGAACAAAGTAGGCGTAACGCATACAGATGGTTCAGATAACTCTAAATCACCAGTTGCTGGCAAAAATGATATGGGCGGAACGGCTTCTAACATCGCTAAAGGCGGTGAGGAAACAGGTAGTAAAGCACCTGCTCCAAAAGAAGACAACGCAGGTAACATTAATGTACCAGGCGCTAAAGTAAAACCTGTTGCGGCACCAAAGGCCAAGACTAGCACAGAAGATGATACTTCTGCAAAGTCAATAATTGGCAGTTAATAAGGTAGTATAAGGAAAACGGATGTTATCATTACGTGAGACGCTGACTTTTGACCAGGCGGGAATAGTCGTTGAGACTAAGGACGAACACAACGGTAAATCCCTTTACATGAAGGGAATCTGCATTCAGGGAGGTGTTAAAAACGCCAACCAGAGAGTGTATCCTGTTAACGAAATCCAGAGGGCTGTCAGCACACTTAACGATCAAGTCACTGGTGGATACTCGGTGTTGGGCGAAGTGGATCATCCTGAAGGACTTAATATTAACCTTGACCGTGTCAGCCACATGGTAAATGAAATGTGGATGGACGGACCAAACGGATACGGAAAATTAAAAGTGTTACCGACTCCTATGGGACAACTAGTTAAAACAATGCTGGAAAGCGGAGTTAAACTTGGTGTGTCTAGTAGGGGTTCTGGTAACGTTAAAGAAGACGGATCCGGACATGTATCAGATTTTGAAATCATCACAGTAGATATCGTTGCACAACCATCGGCACCAGGAGCATATCCTGAGCCAATATACGAGCATCTAATGAACACAAAAGGTGGTTTAAAAGCATTTAACTCAGCAAGGGACACAAAGGCACAAAAATATCTAAAAGAACAACTAATAAACATAATTGGAAAACTCCAATCTAAATAGGAGAAAAAGAATGTTAGAAGCACTGAAATCACTTTTTGAAAATAACGGTATTTCCGAAGAGATCAGAGCAGAAATAGAATCCGCATGGAACCAGAAAGTTGAAGAAAACAAACTTTCTGCCACTGCTGATCTTCGTAAAGAATTTGCAGAGAAGTACGAACACGACAAAGCAAATTTAACAGACGCTGTTGATAAAATGGTATCTGAAAGACTCGAAGCAGAAATGGCAGAGTTCGCAGACGACAAGAAAGCACTTGCTGAAGAGAGAGTTAAGTATGCTACTCAAATCGGTGAACACGCAGAAAAGTTAAAATCGTTTGTTTTTGAAAAACTTAAAGGCGAAGTTGCTGAACTATACGCAGACCAAAAAGTTATGGCAGAAAATTTTGTCAAACTTGAGGAATTTGTGGTAGAAGCTCTGTCTAAAGAAATTGCAGAATTTCAAAAAGACAAACAAGACGTTGCTGAAACAAAAGTACGTCTTATCAGAGAAGCAAAAGCACATTTTGAAAAAGTTAGAAGTAACTTTGTGAAAAAAGGTGCTAGTAAAGTGTCAGAAATAGTGAGCAAAACTCTTAAGTCAGAGATCAGTTCATTAAAAGAAGACATTGAAGCGGCTCGCAAAAACGACTTTGGTCGCAGACTGTTTGAATCTTATCAACAAGAATATTCACAATCGTTCTTGAATGAAAAAGGTGAAACAGCAAAACTTATGAAGGTAGTGGACATTTCGAAACTACAGGCAGAAGAAGCGATGAAGACTGTCAATGAGAAGCAAAAAGTAATTGAAGCAAAAGAATTAGAAATTGCTACAATTAAAGAAGCGGCAGAGAGAAGTAACGTGATCAATGAGTTAACACAACCATTGAATACAGAACAAAAAGAAATAATGAACAATCTACTGGAGAGTGTGCAGACGGGTGCTTTACGAAAGCAATTCGAAAAGTACATACCATCTGTTCTAAACGGTAGGACTCCAGCGAAAAAACAGGCTATAAATGAAGGCACAGAAGTAACAGGCGATAAACAAATTAACATTGTAAACAGCAGTCAATTCAATAGCAACATCGTTGATATTAGAAGACTTGCTGGTATATAAAAAAACAAAGGAGAAAAACACAATGTCAGAACTAACAGAAACTCGCTGGCAGGATACAAAGAGTGCGTTACTAGAAGGCCTAACTGGAAATAAAAAAGCAGTTATGGCTACAACTTTGGAAAATACTAAACAGTATCTTTCAGAGTCGGCTACTGCAGGTGCTACATCTGCCGGTAACGTTGCTACTCTAAACAGAGTGATCCTACCCGTGATCAGAAGGGTTATGCCTACTGTAATTGCTAACGAATTGGTTGGAGTACAACCGATGACTGGCCCAGTTGGACAAATCCACACACTAAGAGTAAGATATGCAGAAACAAACAACGCAACTGGAACATCAAATGATGTAACAGCAGGCGATGAAGCATTATCACCATTCAAAATCGGTCAAGCATATGCCGGTGATGGAACAAGTGGCCTAGCAGATGCAACAGCATCTAAAGAGGGTACTGGTGGTAGAGCAATGTCAATCCAAATCTTGAAACAAACTGTTGAAGCAAAAAGCAGAAAGTTACAAGCAAGATGGACATTTGAATCTGCTCAAGACGCACAAGCTCAACAAGGTATTGATGTAGAGGCTGAAATCATGGCGGCATTAGCACAAGAAATTACTGCTGAAATCGACCAAGAAGTTATCAACTCATTAAGAGCTTTAGCGGCTGATGAAGAAGCATTCAACCAAGCGGCTGTATCAGGAACTGCAACTTTTGTAGGCGATGAACATGCGGCATTGGCTGTGCTAATCAACAGAACAGCAAATAAAATTGCACAAAGAACAAGAAGAGGCGCAGGAAACTGGGCTGTGGTATCACCACAGGCTTTAACTGTACTTCAATCTGCAACAACTTCAGCGTTCGCAAGAACAACTGAAGGTTCTTTTGAAGCACCAACTAACCAAAAGATGGTTGGAACTTTAAACAGTGCAATGAAAGTATATGTTGACACATATGCGGCAGACGATACGTCTGTATTGGTAGGATACAAAGGCTCATCTGAAGCAGATGCGGCGGCGTTCTATTGCCCATACATTCCGTTAATGTCTAGCGGTGTTGTGCTTGACCCATCAACTTTTGAACCAGTTGTTTCTTTCATGACTAGATATGGTTATGTAGAGTTAAACAACACAGCATCTTCACTAGGAAATGCTGGGGACTATGTTGGTGAAGTTACTATGTCAAACATTTCGTTTGCATAATCAACAGTAAACACTTACATATTAAAGGGGGCTTCGGCCCCCTTTTTTATTGACTGAATGTTCAGGACTTGACTTTTATACCAAAATGTAGTATAATTAACGAGGAAACACTAACAAGGACTAAAATGAAAAGTATTGCAATAATAATATTATCTTTCTTCATAGTATCTGCTTGTTCAATTAAAGAACCAAGAGTATCATTTGGAAAAAAATGTTCAATGACTGATGACAACATCACTTATTCGTATGTTTGGATCTATGATAAAAACACTGGTCTGCCAGCAGACGAAGAACAGTGTGCGGCACTTCCTAAAAAAGAAGAGAAGTAATCATATGGACTTAATCCAGCCATTGTTTGTCAACGAAAAAGGCAGAACAGAAACGGCTGGATTGGGTGCTCAAAATAGTAGTTTTTCCGAAATCTTAATTAACGAACAGATACAACAAGATGTAGACAAAGGTGTTGACAGTTTCTTGTTGTTTATCACACCACAATATAAAACTTGGACTCCTGATTGGAGTTTTAATCAAAGAATTGTAAATCAAATAAAAACAAAATTTCCTAAAATACAATTAATTGTAGATGTATGTTTGTGTTCTACTTTGCCAGATGGACATTGTAGAGTGATGGATAAACCAGACACCAGTGAAGCATTGTTGATTGATTTGGGTAAGAAATTAGAATCAGCAGGTGCAGACATATTGGCTCCATCAGACATGGGAGATAATACAGTACAAAATTTAAAAGCAGAAACCAACTGTGAAGTGATGGCATATGTGAAATATAGAAGTGTGTTTTACAGTTCATTCAGAGATCTTGCAGACAGCACACCAGCCACTGAAAGAACATATCAATTGCCTGTTAACGGTGATTCAGGAATGACTGCCACAGCAAATAAATTTAAAACACAAAAAGCAGATTATATCCTGCTTAAACCAGCACAACACAGTTTGAATGAATTAAGCATGATATCCATCAGCACATATAATCCAGTAGGGTTGTATCAAGTGAGCGATGAATATAAAGGATTGCCCACGATAGAGCATCAAATAGAAATTGCTAAAGTGTATCGCAAAGCAGGTGCTAAATTTTTAGTAACATACGGAGCAAGAGACATAATTGGTAAAATTTAATATGGAACACGAAAAAATATTATCAGAATTTAGAGAATACATGGATAGAATACAAGTATGGAAAAACAATCATGGAATATTCATTAACGATATTAAAAAATTGGAAAACACAATGAATAAAATGTATGATGAATACACCACTATTTTAATAGATTACCGTAGAACTAAAAAAGATAGATACCTACAAGAAGCCAATTCTGTGCTCATAGAAGCCATAAATCTAGCAAAAAAGTTCTCAAAAGTTGAACTGATAGCATCACTCAGCAAACGATAAATACCTTTAGTTCGAACGTACTTTGACTTATGTCAAAGACTTATGCAGTAATAAACCCACTGCGTACCGGATAGAACCCGGATAGGACTACTTTATAGGAGAAAAAAAATGGGAAGACCACTTAACAAAAGACTGTTCACAACAGCGGCTGGCGGTGCAACTGCCGGTGCAAATGAAATAAAAGTAAACTTTCACAATGGAACAGGTGTTGTAGAAGGTACTATTATCAGACAAAAAGGATCTAAAAAATTCATAGTTGCTGAAACTGGTGCCACAGATACTGAATTTACGTGTGTATTAAAGACTGGTATATTACCAGCGGCTTTAAGTGCAGGCGAAATGTCAATATCAGTACAAGGTTCTGATGCAGAAACTTACGGTGTAAGTAAAATTTCAGGACGTACTTTGACACTTGCTCAACCAAGTGGCACAGGTGCAAATGCTCTAGACGGCTTGAAACAAGCATGGGGATTTGCCGCGGCGGCGACTGGGTCAGTTAAAGTTGAAGAAGCAGGTGATGACGACGTTGCTAACACAGATGACGACGACTTCACAGAAGACGCATAATATAAAATACAGTTTAGGGAGTGGCAACACTCCCTAAATTATAAAAAACTATGGCAAAAACAGTTTATTTAGAATCAGGTAGTTACAAAATTAAGGTAGCAGATGCCAGCAACGAAATCACGTTGGAGTCTGCACTTACTAGAGTTACTGGTGACTTGCGTATAGAAGGCGAGACAACAACAGTTAACACAACAAATTTAGCAATCGAAGACAACATAATTGAACTTAACAAAAACGAAGCAGGTGCAGGTGTTGGAGAAGGCACAGCAGGTGTTAGAGTAGACAGAGGATCACTCACTGGTGTGCAAATGATTTATGATGAATCTATTGCATGGAATAATCCAAGCACACAGACAGTGTCACAAGGACCAAACTTACAAGGACCTGGTTATGGTTCATACAAAATTTCTTCAGCAGACGGAAATGATATACTAGCATTAAGAGTTGCCAACATCAACAACAACAATGCAATTTATTTTGAGCCGGGCGGAACAGGCACATTGAGATTAGGTGCCAGTATTGCTCCAGCAAATTATATCAGCAGAATGAATGACGACAACGATATTCCAAACAAAAAATATGTTGACGACGAAATCAATGCTGTTGTGATTGGTGCGGCGTTTCCAAGAATTGTTCAAGGTGACACAGAAGTTAAAATCACAGACGACAGTTTATCAGGTAACACATCAAAAATTGAAATCAAAATTGATAACACTTTGGTTGGACTATGGGAACCCACTAGATTTGAATTATATCAACAAACAACAGATATTGGCAGTATCAGAATTGAAGGCGACAAGATCAGCAGTCTTAATTCCAATGAAGATTTAGAATTGGTAGCACCAGGAACAGGGTCTGTAAGGGCAAATGATTCCTTTGTGATCGGCAATAGACCAAGTGTGCAAGATGCGGCAATAGACCCGTTATATGACGCCAACGGCGTTAAATTGTATGCAAAAACACCATCTGGCGGAGATACAGGATTATATTTTGTAAATACAAATGATATAAGAGGAGAAGTGATCAGCAAGAATAGAGCACTACTTTTTGGATTAATTTTTTAAAGGAGAAACAATGGCAATAACAAACGCAAACGTAAATGGAACACAAGATGTTCTCACAGTACCTGCAGGTAAAAGTTATGCTGTTACATCTATATTGATCACAAATGTTGGTCCAGAAGATGCTACGGGTGGAGAAGATAGTAATTTCACTCTGTATGCTGTAACTGGAGCCTACGTTGCAAACCAATCTATGATAGTGAACAGTGCATTATTACCAGGAGCAGAAACATTCACACTAGATTCAGAAAAAATAGTGCTGGGTGCTGGAGACGTTATCAAAGTTGCTCAGTCAGGTGCTAACAATCTTTCAGTTGTAGTCAGTTACTTGGAGGTGTAATGAGATATCTAAAACGTCAATCCACTAATAAAAGATTATTAAACGGTAAAGGTTTAATATACACTCAATATGAAACTATTGAAGCACAATCAACAGGTGCATTTTTAGTTCCTAAAGGGACGCAAGTGCAACGTCCTGTAACGCCAATAGAAGGACAATTGAGATTCAACACAACACTGAGACAACTTGAAGTGTATGAGTCATTGGGTGGCGGTGCTCCAGTATGGAAACAGTTTAGATTATCAGAACCACAAAATATTGTGGTACAAAATTTAAGTAATGGCGATGACACAGAAGTAAACTTTGGAAATCTAGATGATGGATTTGGATCAGGATTGGGTTATCCAACTGCATCAGAAAATATTTTAGTGATGGTGGAAAACGTTTTACAAATTCCAAATACCAACTACACATTAACACAAAATCCATGTGATGTTAACAGCAACACCATAAGTGCTGTGGCAAATTACAGTGCAACAGGCGTTGGTGCTTTTGTAAGCAGTAATCCTGCACTGATTGATTGGCAATCTAAAGGTTACCACGTTGGACAAACGGTTGTTGTCACAGGGTCAGCCACAAACAACGGAACATTCACAGTAACAGCAGTAACACCCAGTCATTTAAGTGTAAACACTTTGTTGAACACTGAAGCAAACTCAGTTGGTGGAAACACCTTCGGCATGGATGGAAAAAGTTCTGTTACAGGATTATCGTATCCATCAGGGCAATACATAACATTTGGAACAGCAGTTCCCGTAGGTAAACCAGTCACTGTTTTACACAACTTTGACAAATAATTCCTTTACCAAATTTCAATAAATACTAAAAAAGGAGTGCTATGGCAGTAACCAATGTAGGTAGAATATCAGGACCGTTATTAAAAGAAAATCTTACAAGAACGTCGGATTTGGCTTTTGAAACGGATCTATTGTACATTGACGTTATCAATGGCAGAATAGGTATCAAAGATGATGCCCCCACAAGAGAATTACTAGTATCTGGCGATGCCATTTACAGAGGCGATTTAATTGCCACCAACTCGGCCTCAATTGGAAACATTGGTATAGACGGACCAACAGACACATTTTCAACTTTGACTGGTCCAATCAACATGATTGCTGGTACTAATTTCCAAATGACGGAATTACGCACAGGAAATTTAGCATTCACCAACAGTGGAATAAGAGCATACAATGGTGGAGATATTAGATTTCAACCAGGGCCCGGTGCAGGCGGTGGATCAGCAGATCCAGAATACAACAATGGTGCAATTAGCAATGTCACTGGCAATGGTAGCGACTTCTTCAAACGTGAAGTTACTGTGAACGGTGTAAGAATTATGGCGGCAGGTGCTGTGGGTGGACAAACAGCAGTTCCAGATGCATGGTTAGAAAAAGTTGGTCGTATGTTTGAATTGTTCTTGGATCCATCTGGCGCAGGCATTAATGGAACATTCCAAAGAGCGTTAATTAAAACATTAAGTGGTGACGTAGGAACTTATCATGTAGGCAAACCAACAATACAAAGAGTAGCAAGAGGTGCCGGTGCTGATTATTCCACAAACTTTTTAACAGATCCAGGAATTGTGTTCTGGAACTTAACAAACTTGTTTGATACACACGTACAAAATGACATGGTGTGGTATTTGAATTCAACAGGTGATGGTTACGGAGTCGGCGACATTGACGCACAAGAAGTTATTGAACACGTATTCCACACTCTACACATGCACGGTTTACCTGCAGATGATATAAAATTATATAGTTTCTTAGCCGCTGATTGGCAGTCAGGCGAGTTGTATGCGGCAATGGAAGAAGCATACGATGCCGGCAAGTGGGATCCATCGGGTTATCAAAACCCAGCAGATGATTGGAAGACAAACGCAGATGCATTTGAAGTAGCGGCAAAAGAATATTTGTTCTTACTAAACTTTGCTATGTTTGAATACACAGAATTATGGGATGGCGGAAGTCTTGCTCCAGAGTGGACAGACGATATGCGTACTCAAGCAGGCATTCAAACAAACAATCCGTTAGGTTATGCATTCCATAACACATACATTGCACCAGTAATTAGTAAACCATCACTTGCAACAATTAGAAGCATATTCCAAGATGGTAATACACCAGCACAAGACGATCCAAGTCAAGCAGGAGCATCAGGATATGTTGTAACATCTGTTGGGGTAGCAACAACAGGTAAAGTGATTATTCCATCAGACCTAAACACAACAGGAAATATTCATGCCACAGGAGATATTTCTTTTGATGGAAATATTTTTATAGGCGGTGATGGTCCAGAAGATACTTTAAGTTTTAATGGTGACATAGAATCAAATTTAATTCCTGATGTAACTGGAACTTATGATATAGGTTCTAATGGTCAACGTTGGGGAAACATGAATGTACAATCCATGTTAGGGTTGAATGATATCACCATCGATAACACAATTTCTTTATCGGGTGTTGCTGTTAACTTGGGTATTCAAAACAAATGGTATGTGAGTACAAATGGTACAGATCAACTGGCAGGTAATCACCCTAACTTTGCGTTTGGAACAATACGTCATGCATTGGCATACATTGAAGAAAGCACAGCAGGTCCACATGAATTACACATTTTACCTGGCACATACACAGAACAATTTCCATTAGAAGTGCCAGCAAATACCACAGTAAAAGGTTCAGGCATACGTTCAGTTACAATCAAACCAGATGTTCCAGGAAGATATCAAGATGCATTTTTATTAAATGATGCATCAGTTGTAACAGATTTAACTGTCAAAGATTTCCATTATGATGCAAACACTGATCGTGGATACGGTTTTAGATTTGCACCAAATGCCGGTATTGTTACAAAATCACCATACATACAAAATGTTTCAGTGGTAACACAAGGAGACACACGCACAGCAACTGACCCAAGAGGTTTCGATTCAGGTGACGCTGGTAGAGGTGCATTGGTAGATGGAGATGCATTAGACTCAGCATCACCAAGAGCATCAATGTTATTCAATGCTGTTACATTTATTACTCCGGGTGCAGACGGTATTACTTGTAAAAATGATTCAAGAACAGAGATCATAAACTGCTTCACATATTTTGCAGACACAGGAATTAAATTATTAAGCGGATCAGAATCTAGAATTATAGGTTCTGCAAACGTATATGGTAACAAAGGTATCACAGCAGATGGTGTTGACACAAAAGCATATGCTATATCACACAACTTTGCTTATATAGGCGCAGGCGGAGATGTAGAAAATGACGAGTCGTTATTGGATCAAACTAAAGAAACAGAACAATCCAACAGCGGTAGAGTTTATTTTGTCAGTCAAGATCAGAGTGGAGATTTTAGAGTTGGTGATAATTTTATTGTTGATTTAGGAAAAGGAACAACAAGTATAGATGTTGCTGACGGTGACTTGGGTGCGTCAACATTATCCGTTGGTGTTGCAGGCACAACCACATTGGTTGATGCTACAAAAATAGATGTACCAAATTTTAGAATTTCAAACAACACAATTCAAACATTAAACAACAGTTTATCGATAGGTGCTGTTGGATCATCCAATGCTGTAAATTTAACTGCAAATGTTTTGATGCCTAAAGTTGATATCACAGGCAATGCCACAATAGGTGGATCAGGATTAAATTTTGGAAATGACGCTGGAGACACTGTGAATTTTGCAATGGATTTTGAACAAGATTTATTACCAAGTCAAGACACGCAGAGCAATATAGGTAGTGCAACAAAAAATTGGCGTACTACAAATTCAGCAAGAATAACTTTAGATAATATTGATATTCATAACAACACAATTCAAACCACAGACACAAATTCACAATTAGAATTAAGAGCAAATGGCACAGGTGTAGTTAATTTAGGCACTGTTAGATTCAAAACAAATATATCATCTGCATCAGGAGATGTTGCATTTAGTGGAGGAACAGACAGCACATCAATCAACTCAACAAGTCATATGTTGCTACCATCAGGAACTTCAGCACAAAATCCTAATCAAGGAAATGCTATAAGATTTGATTCAAGTATATCTGAGTTTGAATTATTTTCAACAGGTAAAATAGCACTGAATGGAATCAAAGATGGTGACCGAGACACTCAAATTGATTTAAGCAGTAACAAATTTACTTTTTACACAGCCAATGGATATGCAGGTGAAATAGACGGTTCGGGTAATTTAGTTGTGCCTAATTTTTCTAGCCAAGATCAAATTGCCATCAATGGCAACACAATAGGTGTGGGCAGTGCCTCAAATCCTCAAGCAGGTTTCACAGCAAACGGGACTGGAAAAGTGGTGCTAGACACTGCTAATCTTCAAATTTCTGGATCAGTTATTGAGAACAAATTAGTCAACCAAGATATCACATTCACAGGAACAGGGTTAAAACAAAACAGAACCATAGAGTTTAATTCAACCAACGGATATATAGGACCATTTGGAACAACTGCACAACGTGATGCCACAGTTCCTAGACAAGGAGCAATATGGTGGAACTCAGACAGTGGTCTTTTAGAAGTGTATGCTGGAGCAGTAGATGGGTGGGTTAGTTCCATTGGTGTACAAGCAATCACCGTGACAGACGAAATTGCGGCTGAACTCAATGTGGTGTACAACCTTATATTAAACTAGTATAAATTAACCTTGTACAATATAATACCAAAAGCACGATAAATAATACTAATGCAGAGTCCGACCAGATTCAGCAGGACAAACCGTGGTACAACCGGCGAAGAACTTATGAATAACGTAAGGTGAAAATTAGGTTGGTGGGACAAGATCCCCGTGCTATAAAGGAGCAAAAACAATGGCTGTAGGTCGAATATCAGGTCAGCTCTTGAAGTCCAATCTTCTGCGTAATGGAGCAGATTTGGCGTTCGAGACGAACTTGTTATACATTGATGTTAATAACAACAGGATTGGTGTTAAGACCAGCACTCCTCAATATCCGCTAGATATAAACGGAACAGCACGTACAACAAATGCAGAAGTTACTGGACAAGCAGTCGTAGGCAATATCACAGTAACTGGCAACACAATTTCAACAACACAATCAGCACTAAATTTTTCAGCCGCAGACGGCATTGTGTACAACAACGAGATTCATGTAGATGATCTTGTAATCACTAACAACACCATTAGAGCAACTGACACCAATCAAAATTTTGAGATTGTAACCAGTGGAACAGGTGTTGTAGATATTATAGGTAACACAGAAGTACAAGGTAACATACACGCAACAGGAAACATCAGAGCAGACGGTAACATAACTATTGGTGATTCTGATACAGATTCTATCACAATCAATGCTGATATTACGTCAAACATTATACCTGATGCTTCAGACACATACAGTTTAGGAACACCAACAAAACGTTGGAATAATGCATATGCTAACAATTTGACTGTGGACAATTTAGCACTGTCTGGAAACATATCGGTACAAGGGTTAGATTTAACAGCACGTCCAGGCAAAGTGTTGTATGTAGCAACCAACGGTGATGATTCTAATTCTGGAACACACCAAAATGATCCTTATGCTTCAATAGAACAAGCATTGTCAGTGGCTGTTGCCGGAGATCATGTTTACATTTATCCAGGCACATACACAGAAGATTTTCCATTAACTATTCCCACAGGAGTTAGTATTAGAGGTGATGGAATTAGAGCAGTAACAGTTCAACCAAGTGTGACCACAAACAGTAATGATGCTTTTATATTGAACGGTGAAACAACAGTTGAAGATTTAACTATTACAGGTTTTTATTACAACAGTGGAACAAACACAGGACATGCATTTAGATTTAATCCAACAGGTGCAGACGATTCAACAGGATTTCAAGTAACATCAAGATCACCTTACATTAGAAACACCACTGTAATTACATCAGGTTCAGTTACAACAGCAAATGATCCTAGAGGATTTGGATCTGCTGATGCTGGAAAAGGTGCATTATTGGATGGTTCTGTGGCAACACCGGCATCCAACGAAGCAGGTTGTTTATTTCAAAATGCAACATTTATTACTCCAGGTGTTGATGCGATCACACTTACAAACGGTGTAAGAATAGAATGGTTAAACAGTTTCACATATTTTGCGGCAAGAAGTATCTATGCTGTTGACGGTGCAACTGGATTGGCTGACGATGGTAAAACACAATTAAGACTTTCAGGTTTTGCAGGAACGCCAATTGCGGCAGGACAGGTTATATCATACTACGACACAGACAATGTAACTCAACTGGCATCAGGCACTGTTGAATCTGTAGATGGAGATAAAATTATAATTGATGGGAAATCAACAGGATTTGCAATGCCACCAGAAACAACAGGCAAACAGATCACTGCTAACGGTGATGCAAAACTAGATACGTCTGTTAAAAAGTTTGGACAATCCAGTTTGCTTTTAGATGGTGTAGGAGACAGTGCATCTATTTCAACAACAGCAGATTTTGGATTTGGTACAGGAGATTTTACAATAGAATTTTGGGCATATCCAACACAACTCCAATCAACAACACTATTTGATTTTAGAAACAATGCATCAATTGAGTATTCATTGATGTTGTACATGACCAACAACGGTCCAAAACTTTATATTAATGGAGCAAATATAATCATAGGAAGTCAAGGTTTCAATCTTAATGTTTGGACACATTTCTCGTTAGTAAGAAGCAGTAACACTGTGACAATGTATGTTGCGGGACAAAATGTTGGAACGGCAACAGTTGCAAATGATTTAGGTGCGGCGAAACCACTTGTGATGGGTAACAACTATGATGCCAATAATGGTTTTATTGGAAACATGGACGACTTCATAATTTATAAAGGTTCAGCAATACGTTCAGGAAACTTTACTCCGCCAACAACAGAAGTAATTGGAAATCCTGACACTGTGTTAGTAAGTAGATTTAATGGTCCAAACTTAACAACTAAATTTTTAGACACAAACATAGCAATTCAAGACATTAGAACATCAGCAGGAGCAACAGCAACAAACTTTACTCTGGTTGATTATACAGACTTTGGAGCAGAAGTAAGATCAATTGCATCTGCATCTATCTACGGAACATACGGTGCTGTGGGTGATGGTGTTGGTGTAAAAATGTATTTGATTTCACACAACTTTGCTTACATTGGAAATGATTACGAAGTTGATAACGATGCAACAACAGTGATTCAAGCCAACGAAGTTATCACAAACAATAACGCAAAAATTTATTATTCATCAGTTGACCATAAAGGTGACTTTAGAGTTGGTGATCAATTTTATGTTAATCAAGAAACAGGACAAGTTGCGTTTACATCAGCATCACTTAACATAGATGTTGATCAAGCATTAACATTTACATCAGGACCCAATGTTACAGTTATATCAGGAGATAAAATTGAAACAGGAAATGTTCAAATATCTGGAAATAATATCACAACGACATCAGGAGATTTAAATATTGATTCATTTAACAATCAAATTAATTTTGTTGATGATGTAAACATTACTGGAAATTTAGATATTACAGGAGATATCACAATAGGTGGAAATGTTACAATAGGTGACGAAACAACAGATTCAATTAACATCACAGCAGGTATTAGTTCTGATATTGTTCCTGCACAGGATAATATTTACAATGTTGGTTCATCTACAAAAAGATGGAACACAATATTTGCCAATGAAGCACAAATAGACAGTGTTAACATTAAAGGAAATTTAATTCAAAGTAATAATACAAATGCTGATTTAGATTTAAGATCAAGTGGAACTGGTGGAGTAAGAGTTGAAAACTTTACAGTATCAGGAGATACAATGACAAACGATTCAGGAGACTTCATAGTTAATCCTGCTTCGGGTGTGTTTAGAGTTGACGGTACTGGATCTGTTAGAATTCCAACAGGTACAACTGCCCAAAGACCAGGTTCTGCATCAGCAGGTATGATGAGATACAACACAGATGATTCAGTGTTTGAAGGATACAACGGAACAAACTGGTTGGCATTGTCTGGTGTTTATGACCTTGACAAAGACACATACATCACTGCTGAGGCTACACCAGGTGCAGATGATGACACAATCAGATTTTATGCTGGCGGAGTTTTGGTAGCAAATGTTAATCCAACAAGGTTCGATGTCACATCTTTACAAGTAGATGACATAACAATCAGTGGAAATACTGTAACAACCACAGGAACTGACCAAGATTTGATCCTGAATGCTCAAGGAAATGGTAGCATTAGAATTGAAGACTTCAAGTTTGAAGGAAATGCGATAACTAATATTATATCTAGTCCGATTGTATTAAAAACAACTGGAACGGGATATATTGATGTGTCAGATTCTGGTGGGTTTGTACTTCCGGTTGGAACAACAGCAAACAGACCGTTTACGCCTTTAGTAGGTATGATACGTTACAACACCGCAGATCAACGTGTTGAATTGTATGATGGTAGTTCATGGGGTTCAATCGCAGGTTCATCAGGTGCTGTAAGTATTATTGACGCAACAGAAATAGCAGTGGAATACGCACTGGCATTAGGATAGGAAAAATATGGCAACAAATTTTAGAAACTCTGTAACAAAAAGTATAGGAACTGTGACTGCGGCTGTTTATGAAGCCTCACCAGGATCATACACAACAATCATTGGAATGGTTTTAGCAAACTTAACAGAATCAGTTGTGGAAGCCAGTGTAACATTAACAGCAACTCCAGATTCAGTTACAGGATTTATTGTAAAAGATGTTTTGATTGCACCAAACTCTAGTTTACGTGTGTTAAACTCAGGAGAAAAATTAATTGTGGCAAGTCAAAACAGTTTAAATGTAAAATCAAACATCAACGACTCATTAGATTGTGTGTTGAGTTATGTGGAGATAACATAAGATGTCAAACACAGTTGGACAGGATACTTCCGTATATCTTCAAAATGGTATCAAAGACAGATACTTTTATGGATTACGAAGAACCGATGAGGGAACATTATTCATTGGTAAAGTTGACCAATTGGCGGCAAACGATCCTGTGGCAATAAACAATCCAGGAAATATTGATGACAACTTTAAAGAGTTTGATCAAGGTTATGATTTTTATGAAGGCAGAGATTTGAACCACGCAAAACCATTTAAAAATTTAAGATACGAACAATTTAGATGGGATGATGTAAATCTAAATTATTATATTAATCCAGAGGGTGAACTGGTAGTTAGAATTAACAGTAATGTCGCTGACGGAGAAATTACATATCCGCAAACTGATGAAACTGTGATTGTAGAACAAACTGTATTCACTTTAGATAAAACAAATTACTTAATGGACAGTAATGAAATAACATTCGATAGAGGATAAAGTAGGAGAAAACATATGACAAGACAACTTATAAACACTGGTATTATTCCAAATGACGGTCAAGGTGATTCGTTAAGAGATGCTGGTGGAAAAATGAATAACAATTTTCAAGAATTGTACACAGCTCTTGGAAACGGAACAGCCTTAACAATAGTCAATAATAATTTGATTACTGCCACAGGTGCAAACAAAATAACTTTTTTATATCAAACTCTAGCAGATTTACCAGATGCGGCAACGTATCATGGAATGTTTGCTCATGTACACGGTGAGAATGCTTCCTACTATGCTCACTCAGGTGCCTGGGTAAAAATTGCAGATGCAAATAAATCTATCGGAATGTTTTCAGATGTCGATTTTTCGGCGGCGGCGACTAACGGACAAGCATTAATTTATGATTCAGGTTCACAAACTTGGAAACCAGGTGATGTTTCAGCAGGTGGCGGTGGAGGAGGAGGTGCAACTTCATTTCTTGGATTAACAGACACTCCAGTAACATACTCTGGACTAGCAGGCGGCTTTTTACAAGTTAATGGTACGGCTGATGGATTACAAATTGTTGCGGCATTTTCAATTGACAAACTTTCAGATGTTGACACAACAACAACTACTCCAACTTCAGGACAAGTATTAAAATGGAATGGAACAAAATGGGTACCAGGTGATGATGCAACCAGTGGCGGTGGTGGAACTGATGCTGACACATTGGACGGATTAGATAGTACATATTATTTAAATTACAATAACTTGAACAACAAACCAAGTGTTCCAACATCAATATTAACATTAACAGACACTCCAGCAACTTTTTCAGGTTCAGCAGGAAGAACTGTTAAAGTAAACGCAGGTGGAACTGCTTTAGAATTTGTAGCAGACGCAGGTGGCGGAGCAAGTACTCTTAACGACTTAACTGATGTAACAATATCAACACCAGCTCAAGGTGATGTGTTGTATTACAACGGTACAGGTTGGGTTAAACAAAACGGTCCAACAATGAGATGGGACGTTGGAGCCGCAGGTTCATCTAATTACACGTTCACAGGTCCAGGATTTGCAAGTGCAACAAACGATCCTGTGTTATATTTGATGAGAGGACACACTTATATTTTTGTAAATGGAACAGGTTCTAGTCATCCATTTGAATTTAGAGTATCAAACGGTGGTGCAGAATATTCATCAGGAGTGAGTGGAAGCAAAACAGGAACGCAGGTTTTAGAAGTTCCTATGGATGCTCCAAGCACACTTTATTATCAATGTACAATTCATTCAGCAATGGGTAACACAATCAACATAGTGAGTTAATAGAACATGGCACAAGTATTTGGCGTAGGCATAGACGAATTACAGAAGACACTGGCAAACAATAGATATTTCTATGGGTTGCGTAGAACAGATGTAGGCGATTTGTACATGGTGAAATCAGATTTATTAAAACTAGAAGATGGAGTTCAATTGAATAGACCAGGAAATATTGATGAAAACTACAATAATTGGAGTAGAGGAGAAGACTTTTTTGAAGGTAGAGATCAACAACACAGAAAAAATTATCCAAATTTGGTGTACGAACAGTACAAATGGGATGGTAGAAACCTGTTTTATTATGTGAATAGTGAAGGTGAATTAGTATTAAAAGTTAACGAGGCTCATACATATCTAGGATATGTAGAACCTTATAATGGTTAAGGAAATAAATACATATAGGAATTAGTCAATGGCAGATTTTCGAATAGATAGAATTAGATTTAGATGGAGAGGTGATTGGTCAGCCAATACTCTTTATGTAAAAGATGATGTACTAAGATACGGTGCAAAAGTATTTGTATGTGTTAACGTACACACATCAGACACAAACTTTTACAACGACTTAAACAACTCGACTCCAAAATGGTCTCAGATGATGGATGGCCAAAGTTGGACTGGTGCGTGGACACCTTCAACATTTTACAAAATTGGTGAACTGGTTAAAGTTGGTGGATTAATTTATAAATGTATTGAAGGTCACATTTCAAATGCATCTGTTTCAAATGGTGTACTAGGAGATGAATTAAAATGGGTTTACTTTGCTCGTGGAGAAGATTGGCAAAGTATTTGGACACCTGCTACACTTTACAATGTTGACCAAACAGTAATTTACGGTGGATCAATTTGGAAATGTAACACAGCACACACTTCAGGAAGTGCTGATGATGGATTACAATTCAATGCGTCATACTGGGATCAATATTCTAGATCAGATAACTTTAGAAGCGACTGGACAGCAAACACTTTGTACTATCCAGATGATGTTGTGTACTACGGTGGTACAGTTTACAGATGTACAACAGGACACAGATCAGCCACTTCAAACAAATTTATAAATCCTACTAATGCATACGGTGGTGCGTCAGGAACAGGATTCCAATTCTTTATTTTCAAAGTTGGCGCAACATATAATATTCAAATCACAAACGGTGGATCAACTTATCTTGCTTCAGAAACTTTCACAATTTTAGGAACAGCACTGGGTGGAGCAACACCAGCCAATGATGTGTCCATGATTATTAACACAGTGGACGGTGGTGGTGCAATAACATCAGTAGGAGTAAACGGTGTAGCCAACGATTCCAACGATGGTTTAGAAGCAAACAATGGACAATGGGAAACTGTGTTCACAGGAATTAGATACAGAGGCGATTACACTGTTGGAGAAAGATATTCAGCAGGAGAACTAGTAAGATGGTCTCCTGGTATGTGGCAAGTAACCACAGGACACTGGGCAACAAGTGCCACTATGGTTGAAAGTAATTTCAATTTATGGGTACCTGGTTTAGAATTTGAATCAATATGGAATATTTCTCAATACTATCAACAAGGTGATGTTGTTCTCTACGGAGGTTACACATATGTTGCACTATTAAGTAACGTTGGTGTTACACCTGCTGTTACAGACGGAACAAACACTTGGGAATTACAAGTTGTTGGATATACATTCCAAGGTGAATGGAAATCAACTTATCTAGTTAATGATGCTGTTGAACCTTTTCCATACAAAACTGGTGATGTTGTAAGAGCTGGCGGTGATTTATATATTGCTGTTAAAGATAATGCAAGTGTAGATCCAAGCACAAGAGTTGTGTACGACGAAGGAACTGATTCTCCATTCCCATGGCAATTATTGGTAACAGGTAATGCATTCAAAGGACCTTGGAAAGAAACTAATCTAGGTGGTGTATCAGGCGAACAAACATATTTCCCTGGAGACGTTGTTACAGTTGCAGGCACACTTTACAAATGTATTTTAAAACATGAAGCAAATTCATCAGATGCTAAACCACCATTAGATTTTGAATCAGAAAATGTTGGACCTTACTGGATATTAGTAGCAACAGGACACACTCCTAATGTGTTAGAATATCCTGGAGATATCAAAACACAAAATGATGATTCAACAAGATTAAGAATTGGTTTAGGATCATCAGGACAAGTATTAAAAGTAGGGTCAAACAATATTCCTTTCTGGGAAGATTTTGATGTAACACCAAAAGTTTATTATGTATCACCAGACGGTATAGACGATCAAACAAAAGGAACACAGTTAGCGGCTCCTTTTAAAACGATTAAATTTGCTTGTGATTTTATCAATAGCGATTTAGCCGCAAGATCACCTGCAACAGTCTTTATTAAAACAGGTTTATATCAAGAAATTTTACCTATCACTGTGCCAAGAGACACTGCACTAGTTGGAGATGAACTACGAAGCACAGAAGTTAAACCGGCGGCTGGTTATGAAACATCAAATATGTTTTATGTTAACAATGGTTCAGGTATTAGAAATATGTCATTGAGTGGATTATCTGGAACATTAGGACCAATCAATGAATACGGCACAAAAAGACCAACAGGCGGAGCATTTGTTTCGTTAAATCCTGGTTCGGGGGCGTCAGATGCGGCGGCTTGGATAACAACACGATCTTGTTATGTACAAAATGTATCAACATTTGGAACAGGATGTGTAGGTTTAAAAGTAGATGGTGATCTTCACAATGGTGGTAACAGATCAATTGTTGCCAATGACTTTACACAGGTTATCGATCAAGGTATTGGTTTCTGGGTTAATGGTGAAGGTAAATCAGAACTTGTATCTGTATTCACATATTATTGTCACATAGGATATCTAGCAACTTCTGGTGGTAAAGTTAGAGCAACAAACGGAAACAACTCTTATGGAGATTGGGGTTCAGTTGCAGAAGGTGTAACACCTACTGAAACACCTATCACAGCAAAATTCAATAACAGAACACAAGAAGCTCAAGTGGATGCAGTTTATAATGATGAAAACGAAATATTTGCTTTTGCTTATGATCATGCAGGACAAGATTACACATCTGCTAATATTACAATAGCAGGTTCAGGTCAAGGTGCAACAGCATCAATTAATTATGAAAACACTAGAGACGGTGCCGTAAATAAAATTAGAATATTAGGTCCTGGAGATTCAACACCAGCAGGAGGTGCCGGATACACAAGTAAATCAGGACCAGCCATATCAGGTACTGCTACCAGCATAAAATTGAATGCACAATTCCAAGGAACTTCGGCCCAAACAGTTGGACAAAGAATTTATATTTGGGAAGGTACTGGCAGAGGACAATACGGAATCATTGATTCTTTTAATGAATTAACAAAAGAATGCACAGTTAAAAAAGAATTTGATAACACACCAGGATGGCAACATTTTTTAGGTGGATTTGCAATTGAAACAGCATTAGATCCATCAACAAAATATTTTATTGAGCCAAGAATACAATTCAGTGAACCACCATACAGTACTTCATCAGCATCAATTCCATTAAATGGAAATTATTTATTAGGTGCTTCAAGAAGAGTTTCAAACACAAACGTAACTATTTTATTAGGCAACGGTAGAGGTTTAAGATCAGTAGATTCAAGCAACTGGACTGTTGCAAACGGTATACCGACACAGAACTGGAACAGTTTAGTAGGCGGAAAGAATAACTTTATGGCAACTTCTAGCACAGGTGGTCTAGCAAGATCTCAAGACGGTGCTAACTGGAGTGACTTGTCAGGCAACATTGGAGCAGACATATTTAAAGGTTGTGCATGGGAAGACGTATCTTCACAATGGGTTGTAGTTTCATCAACAGGTGTTGTTTACATATCAGGTGATGAAGGTAACACATGGTCATCTCAACAAGTTGAACCGTACGATGGATCAACAGCAGTGTTTTCAAAAATTGCGGCAGGTAACGGTTTAATTGTTATAAGCAACGACTATGGACAAACTTGGGAATCAGTAGACGGTGGTACAACTTGGGAGTTAGCGGCTAACATAGGTGGTGACAGATATATAGTACAGCACTTGTCGTTCACTGGAGATAAATTTATAGCATCAGTACAAGATTCACCATTTGATGATTCAACATCAGTGAATAAATTTTTTGTATCAAATGCAAATGCGGCACAAAGTTCAACAAGTGCTATCACAGTTTGGACAGAATCAGAAACACCTCCACACACAGGACCATACACAGCAGTAACAAGTTCTCAAGGAACTTTTTTAGCGATTACTGTGAATGGCGAAGTGGCTTACTCATATGATGCAGTAAGTTGGAAACAATTAACAACATTATCAGGAACTTACTCGGGTATTGTAGGTGGCAGATTTAACGGTGGTTATTTTGTTCCATTAAAAGATACTACAATGTCAGATGTGACTGTTCTTAAAAAAGGTTCTCCACCTTTAGCAAGAGTTATAACAAATGCAGGAAAAGTTTCTAAAGTACAACTGTTAGACACAGGATCAGGATATGCAACAGCACCGACAGTTACAATCACAGACAATGTGAACATAACAGATGTGGCTGTTGAAGCAAGAATAGCCAGCGGAGTATTGAGTCAACCAACATTCACCAACAGAGGTACAGGATTTATCAATGTAAGTGCCACAATCGATGGTGATGGATTTGCTGATGAATTCCAATTAGGAAAAGTTGTACAAATAAAAGAATTATCAAGAGAACCTGGACCAGGCGACTTGTTGTACATTAACGGCATTGAAGATCAAATTTATAGAGTAACACAGATTACAAAAGTTACAGGTTCAGTTCCAAATCTTACAGCACAATTTAGAATTTCACCAAGTTTGAAATCTAACGAATCTCCAGGGCATGACACAACAATAACAATTAGACAACAGTATTCACAAGTTAGATTAACTGGTCATGATTTCTTAGATATTGGAACTGGTGGAGTAACAACAACAAACTATCCAGAACTTTATACCAATGCTGGATTCACAGAAGGTTATGAATACCAAGCAAACAGAGAAACTTCCAATAATGGCGGTGGTAGAGTATTCTACACATCAACTGACCAGAATGGTAACTTCCGTGTTGGAGAATTGTTTATTGTTGAACAGGCAACTGGTATTGTAACACTTAATGCAGATTTATTTAATTTACAAGGACTATCAGAATTAGCACTAGGTGGTGTTGTACTAGGTGGAACAGAAGTTGTTATTAGAGAATTTTCTACAGATCCTACAATGGCGGCAAATTCAGATAATGTTGTCCCAACACAAAAAGCAATTCTTACATATATTGGATCAAGAGTTTCTGGTGGTGGTGCTAACTTGAATGTTTCAGGTTTTAGAGCAGGTCAAATTAAAGTAAGAAATAAAGAAATATTTAATGAAGCATTTCCAGAAACAGGACAAATTGTTATAGATAGAATTGCTAATTTAAATGGTGGATTTTCAGGCTCATTGTTAGCATTGAACTTTTTCACTGGTGGTACAGCAAGTACAGAATTAAATGAAGGAGATCCGGCTAGTGCTATTGATAGTTCTAACGGATATGGCGAATAATGATAAATAACTGTAATAAGAGGATATATTAACCCATGGCTGAGTTTAAATTAGGTAGAATACGTTTCGTTTGGAAAGGTGCTTGGTACACAAGTGCCCTTTATTCAGTAGATGATGTTGTAAGATATGGTGGTAGAACTTACATCTGTATCGTAAACCACACTTCTGCGACAGAGTTTCAAGATGACTTAACAGCGGCAAATTGGGCATTGATGTCCGATGGGCAAGAATGGAAAGGCGACTGGGGAGTAAACACAACATACAAACCAAATGACGTTGTAAAATACGGTGGTTACATTTATATTTGTAACACAGGTCATGCCTCAAATGCAGATGTTAACATTGGACTAGAAGGCGACATTGCAAAATGGGATCTTTTCATTGAAGGTTTTGATTACAAAACAGACTGGGCTATTGCAACAAGATACAAAGTAAACGATTTAGTAAGATACGGTGCAACTGTATATCTTTGTGTAACAGAACACACTTCAGCGGCAACATTGGCTGATGGATTAGAATTAGATATTGCAAAATGGGAAGTTTTTGCAAAAGGATTTAACTGGTTAAACACTTGGGCAATAAGCACAAGATACAAACCAAATGACACAGTAAGATATGGTGGACAACTTTATGTTTGTATCACTGGACACACATCAGCAGGAACAGTAGCATTAGGTTTAGAAAATGATCAAGCAAAATGGCAATACCTACACAAAGGTATTGAATATTTAGGTGCTTGGGTTACAGCAACAAGATACAAAGTAAACGATGTTGTTAAGTATGGTGCTAACTTATGGATTGCAACAGCATCTCATACAGCAGGCGCATCATTGGCGGCTGACGAAGCCAACTGGGACATTTTTATTCCAGGTTTAGAATTTGAAGATTCGTGGAGTTCATCTACACAATACCAACCAGGTGACATTGTTACTTACGGAGGTTACCAATACGTTGGATTAAGAAACAACTTAAACAAAGTTCCATCAACAGAAACTGCTGATTGGGATTTATTTGTTACAGGTTTCAGTTTAAAAGGTGACTACAACAACGCAACTGCTTACAAAACAGGTGATGTTGTTAGAGTTGGTGGTACAACTTACATTGCTATTGCCGACACAACAGGAAACAGACCACCAAGTGTACTACACTGGGATAAACTAAACGAAGGTTTATACTGGAAAGGTGTTTGGAGCAATGCGGCTGTTTTTGACAAAGGCGATATTGTGAGAGGATCTATAAACACAGACACTTCTTACATTTGTATTACAGCACACACTTCAAACAATGTTGGACCAGCAACAATCAATCAACCAGATTACGCACCAGGGGCTGGTGTTGATACATCTGTTTGGCAATTGTTAGCAGGTGGTCCAGAAAATGATGTATTAGAATCAGAAGGTGACATTTTAATTTATGGTGCTTCAGGACCAGCAAGATTACCGATTGGTGCTTCAGGACAAGCACTTGTTGTTAACGGTGCAGGTACATTACCTCAATGGGGTTTTGTTGGACAAGTAGATCAAGTTTACTATGTAGGTCCAAGCGGTGTTGATACACCGGCTCCTAATGCTGGTGTTACACTAGATAGTCCGTTTAAAACTGTAAGATATGCACTGCATCAAATTGATTTAGGACCAAGAAATCCACAAGGTGTAAACTTATTAACTAGAAACAAAGCATTCATACAAGACGAAATTATTGCTTGGATCAATGTTCAAATTGCAGGTAATATTTCACCATTCACAAGTGCTTTCACTTATGATGCTGTGAAATGCAGAAGAGATATTGGTATAATTGTTGATGCCACTATTAACGATTTACGTAAAGGCGGAAATGTCAGATCAAGAGAAGCGGCATTAAGTTACTTTACAGACTTAGGTGCTAGTTACGTTGCAGGACAAGAAGCACAAACTGCCGCGGCAATTGTGAGAGCGGCATACATTGCTCAACAAGTGGTTGTGAATTCATCAGGATACACACCATCACAAGGTACAACACTTCAAGTAACAGATTTAACTAAGATAGCAGAATCAACAGTGGTTGCAGATATAAACACATTAATGACAGTGCCATCAGATGCAATTACGGCTGGCAACATCAACAGTGTTCCTGCAAAATTATCACCTCAAATCACATTAAATGTTAAAACAGGTACATACTACGAAATTTTACCAATGAGTGTTCCAGCAAATTGTGCAGTGGTTGGAGACGAATTGAGATCAACCAACATCAGACCAGCAGGCTCATTAGTTGCTGGCGGTGATGTTCAGTATTCTTTACAAGGTATTCAACGTTTAGAAGCAATCATTTCAGATGTTATTCAAAACAATGCTGTTTCAGTAACACCATCAGGTGGTATAATAACAGTTCCAACTGGTGCAAGTTTAGGTTATCAAGGTGCTGGTTTAATTGAAGGTACAGGAACAGTTAACACAACAGCCTCTGGATCAGGATCAGGTGCTACATTTACATTGACAACAAACGCATTTGGTTTCGTTACAGGATTAACTGTGTTGGCTCCAGGACAAAATTATGTGGTAGGTGAAACAATCACTATTCCATCAACAGAAACAATTAACAATCCAAGTACTGGTGACACAGCGATAGGTGAAACAATCACCTTCCAAGTGTTAACAGTAACAACAGGAAACACAATTACACAAAACGTGGCAGTGCCAGCAGGTTCAAGTACGGCAGGTACAGCGGCGGCGGCAATTGCAGACAATATTGAAAAATACATTGACTTCAAAATTAATGCAGTTGGTTCAGATGTTGCAGTTACAGGTTCAAACACAGCAAACGTAGATGTTGGTTACACAGATGCACGTTTAAGATTATTAGCCAACAGAGACTTTATGGCTAAAGAGTGTGCAGAATTTGTGAAAAGAGCAAACCCAGGTTATGTGTTTGGTCAAAATGATTGTGAAGACGATATTAAAGATTACATAGACGGAATTATTTACGATTTACAGTATACAGGAAACTATATGTCACTGAAAGGTGCTAAATGGTATGTGAATGCTGTTGGTGGTTCGACAACTTCAGACATGTTCTACATGAGAAATGCAACAGGTTTAAGAAACTGTACAGTACAAGGTTTATCAGGTTCATTGGGAGCGGCAAACAGTTATGGAACGAAACGTCCATCAGCAGGTGCTTTTCTTTCTCTTGATCCAGGATATGGCACAGCAGACGAAAGTGTCTGGATTGGTGCACTGAATGGTGCAGGTGGAAGATCACCTTACATTCAAAATGTTACAACATTTGGAACAGGTGCTGTAGGACAAAAAATTGATGGAGATTTACACGCAGGTGGTAATGACTCTATGGTATCAAATGACTTTACGCAGGTAATATCAGATGGTATTGGTGCATGGATCACAAATTTAGGAAGAGCAGAACTTGTATCTGTGTTCTCATACTATGGACACATTGGATACCTTGCAGAAACAGGTGGAAAAATACGTGCTACAAACGGTAACTCATCATATGGTGATTTTGGTTGTGTGGCAGAAGGTGTTGATCCAACTGAAGTTCCTGTAACAGGTAAAGTTAACAACAGATCTACTGATGCAGTAGTTGACAGTGTGTTTACAGATGGTAATCAAATACTTGCACTTGAATATGGCAACGCAGGTAGAGAATATTCAAATGCTACTGTAACTATCACAGGCGACGGTTTTGGATTAAATGGTGTTGTGGCAACTTACAACACAGGCGGAGTGTACAAAATTAGATTAACAGAAACTCCTGCTTCTGATCCATCAGATTTAGGTGGTAAAGGTTTTGTAACTACCACAAACTCAGGACAAACGGGTACAACAACAAATATCACATTGGCGGCGGCAGATTCGGCGGCAAGTGGAGTTTATGTTGGGATGGCATTGTTTATTACTGAAGGTAAAGGTGCTGGACAGTACGGTTACATTGACACTTACAATTCATCTAGCAAAATTGCCGCAATTAAAAAATTCTCAGACAGCTCAGCAGGTTGGGACACATTGGGTGGCAAAGCAGTTGAGACAACACTGGATTCAACAACAATCTACGAAATCACTCCAAGAGTGGTTATAGGTGCTCCAAGTAATGATGGTTCAACAACTCCTAGACAGGCAGTTGCTAGAGCAGTTGTTACAGGAGAAGTTATTTCAAGTGTTAAAATATTAGATTGTGGTGCTTCTTATACAAGTGCACCAACAGTAACATTCACAGATCCAAACAACACTACAGAAGCGCCTGTACAAGCATACATTGGCGATGGTGTATTAGGTCAACCAACATTTGTTGCAAGAGGTTCTGATTATGTAACTGCTTCTGCTGGAATCACAGAACAAGGTGTACAAGCAACTGTAACAGGAATTACACAGGCTACAACAGCAGTGATCACAACATCAGCGGCACACAACTTTAATACAAACGATAAAGTTAAGTTTGACGGAATACTTGGAATGGTCGAATTAAACACTGGTGTGTTCTACTATGTTAAAGTTTTAACAACAGACACATTTGAAATTTATGCAGACTACGAACTAACAACTCCAATTAATTCAACTGGCTACACAGCATATGCAAGTGCCGGAACAGCAGAAACATTTGGTGGATTTAGAGATGACTATCAAACAGGAAAATATATTGCTGTTGAAAATTTAACATCAATTCCAAGAGCAGGATCAAACATTGAGTTTGGTCACTTACCAGGACAATATTTCAAACTGGTTGCTGTTAATCAACAACTTGGAACACAAACTCCTTTCACAGGTCTATTACAAGTTTCACCAGATATAAAATCTTATGAATCACCAGAACATGGACAGTCCATAGAAATGAGAATTAGATACTCACAAGTTAGATTAACTGGTCACGATTTCCTAGACATAGGTACTGGTAATTTTACAAACACAAATTATCCAGGGTTACCTTTACAAAATCCAATACCAGCAAACGAAACTGTTGAAGGTGGTGGAGGAAGAGTATTCTTTACTTCTACAGACCAAGACGGTAACTTTAGAGTAGGAGATTTATTCTCAGTAGAACAAGCAACTGGTATTGCTTCATTGAACGCAGATGCATTCAACATATCAGGACTACAAGAATTACAGTTGGGTGACTTAGCATTAGGTGGAACAAGTGCTTCTATCAATGAATTCTCAACTGATGGTACAATGGCGGCTAATTCAGACGCAATTGTTCCGACTCAGAGAGCAATAAGAACTTATATCGCTTCACAAATTGGTGGTGGTGCTAGTTCGCTCAATGTTAACTTGATTACTGCGGGATTAGTGGTAATTACTGGTAATACGATAAGTACAAGTAACAATGTAGGAATCAATTTCCAAAGCGTCACTAACTTCACAAAAGGAGTTACTGGTGTACCGATTGCGATGAACTACTTAATACATAGTTAAAGGAGAAAAAACAATGGCTTCAGGAAGAATAGGAAAAGCAGATCTTTTAGCCGCTACACTTACGACTATCTACACAACACCTGCTGACACTTTTACAGTGGCAACAGTATCGTTTTGTAACAGAGGTAACCAAGCAGTTACAGTAAGGTTAGCAGTGGCAGATTCGGCTACACCGGACGCATCAGAATATCTTGAGTACGAAACAGAGATTTTGAGTCATGGTGTGTTGGAAAGAACTGGTTTAGTACTGTCTGCAACGCAATTATTGGTAGCATATTCAAGTGCCGCTAATGTAAGTGCAGTTGTAAGCGGTATTGAAACAAGTACAGCATAATTTTAAGGTAAATTATATAAATAGTATAAAAGAGTACTAATAAAGGAAACAAAGACAATGGGAAGATACATATCAACAACTGGAACTGCTGGCGTAGTCACTAAACAAGTGGCAACAACTTACCAAGCAGTGGTAAATGATAGAATCTTAGCAGATAGTGCCGGTGGTACTTTCACAATCACGTTACCTCTTAATGCTTCTTTGTTGATTAATGACACAATTCAGATCATTGATGCAACATCGAACTTTGGAACTAACGCGGTTACAGTTGCTAGGAATGGTTCACTAATTCAAGGTTCAGCAGACGACTTAACAATGGACTTAAATGGTGCAATCGCAACTTTGATTTACACTGGTCCAACTTATGGTTGGATAATTGGTGCTGTATAATTTTTTATAATATTTTATATTAAATTTACATCATTAAACACTTGGAGAAACAAAAACAATGGCTAGTTTAAAATCATTACTTGGAACAAAACAGGACGCATTCGTCTCGGTTGAGGAATCTAATTTAGAGAAAGGACGTATTTACGTTTATACTCCTGGAACTAACTATTCTAGATTATGGTGCGGATTTTGTTTCCACCCAGAAGTGGCAGGTACTGCCATAATAGAAATTTGGGGAGCAGGTGGATCGGGTGGTGAGATGTGCTGTTGTGGTTTTGGTTTACCAGGCAATGCAGGTGCATATGTCAAAAAACAAATTTCAATGTCTCCAGGAGATTATATATGTGGATGTGCAGGACTAAGTTGTGGTAACTCGGGTTCTTTATGTTTTAGAGGTTGTTCAGAAGCCTCTCATGCAAGATTTTGTATAGCAAGTTCAGAGACTTGTGCTTGTGCAGAAGGTGGAAAGGGTGGAGTAACTTATTGTTCTACTAACTCATCTTTTTATTGTTGTTACAGAGCAAATGGCTTTTGTGTAACAAGAACAGACAACGACAACTGCGGTATTATTTGTAACCAATGTGATGGTTCATGGTGTGCTCAAGCATTCGGTGGACAAGAAAATAAATGTGGAAGAATTTCATGTGTATCAGCATTTGGCTGTTATCCATCATGTATTTGTATGTTCCATCATCATATACCTACTCCAGCAGGAATGGGTTCTAAAGAAGGTAGAATGATCACTTACACTAATGATGACGGTAGCGGAGTATCAAACTGGTCAGGTCAAGGACACTATCACCACTTGGCAAACATGGGTTCAGGCAGATTTCCAACAGGCGGTGTGCCTTGGGCAAGTTGTTGGGACGGTGGTCTTGCTTGTGGTTGTTATGAGAATGATGGTTGTATACCTCAGATGCCGATTGGTACAGGAGGAAGAGGACCTAACCCATGTCCGGGAGTTAGAGATCACGCAATCAGAGGTGGACACGGAGGAGTACGAATTAAATTCGTAAGTTAATTTTATGGCTAGTCTAACAACATTACTTCAATCCAAATATGATTTTTCAGTAGGAAATGAAACTAACCTTGAAAAAGGTAGAATTTATCAATATTATCCAGGTACATCAAGAGGCACAAACTTTAGATGTCACATATGTTTTATAGCACCATCAGACGGTACTGCCACAATAGAAGTTTGGGGAGCAGGTGGATCAGGTGCAAAAATGTGTTGTTGCGGTGGAGGAATTCCAGGTAACCCAGGTGCATATTCTAAGAAAACAATTACAATGGCAGATGGTTGTTACATTTGTGCAATTATCGGTATGTCATGTGGTAACTCAGACACACTATGTTTTAGAGGTTGTTCTGAACCAACTCAGGTATGTTGGTTTGGTAATGGCGGATCAGACGGATGTGTATGTGCTCAGGGTGGAATTGGTGGAGCAAGTTGGTGTTCAACTGGTAACTCAATTTACTGTTGTGCAGTAGCGTCGGGTTTCTGCAATACACAAGGCGGTGACTCATATTGTGGTATCATTTGTAACTTTATGGATTCAGCGGCTTGTCCTCAATTTTGTGCTTTTGCATACGGTGGAGATGTAAACTGTTATGGTGGATTTAGTTGTCATTACTTTAGAGGATGTCAACCAAACTGTAACTGTAGACAAGTTCCAGTTAATAGATTCCCTCCAGGAATGATTTCAACATTGGGTGGTGAAGTACACTACACAATGGATTCAGACAACGGAAGATCACAATGGTCAGGAATGGGCGGATGGATGAATGCTTCACATGGTTTCAATTTAGCAACACGTAATCCTACAACAGGCGGTCCTTACACTGGTTGTTGGGAAGGTAACAGATCGTGTGGTTGTTATGAACAACAAGGTTGTAACACTTTCTATCCAGCAGGTATTGGTGGACAAGGTCCAACACCTTGTGATGGTGTTAGAGATCACGCTCACAGAGGCGGACATGGATTAGTTAGAATTAAGTTTGTATCAACAACCGACGATTACGAAATAGACTCAACTCCATAGGTTAACAAATAGAGGTAAATAAAGTATATGGCAAGTTTAAAAGGATTATTAACTACTAGAAACCCAGCAGAGATGATTGAAAACAATCTCGAAACTGGTTACATTTATTCTTATACTTCAGGTACAAATTACACAAAATTTTGCAATGGTATTTGTTGGACAGCAAACGTTGATGGCACAGCCGAAATAGAAGTTTGGGGTGCAGGCGGATCAGGTTCAAGAATGTGCTGTTGTGGAGACGGA